TGTTCTATCAATACTGTTTAAGTAATCAGATTCTAAAGATGCATAATTGCGTTCTTTAAAATCCTCGTAAGTCTCATCATTTATAATACCTAAGTAATTACAAGCTGCTGAAACTCTTTCATAGGCGTGCCTACAAAACTCTTCAAAACCTTCCTGAAGCAGATAGCTATTTAAATCCATCAGCTTTTTGTAAGATTTCATCTAACCTTTCACATATTTCAGATAGTGGACATAGATATGTACATTGCCAGTTTGGTGCATCAACTGATGTAACCAAGAACAGGGGTACTACACACATAATATCTCTTCTATCATATTTATAAATTAATATTGGTATTAAGCTATCACCAGCACTCTCAACTGCTTGCTTCCACCACTCATTCTTATACATGGTTTTCTTTGCACTTGATTTATATCTTTTACATTCAATAGCAAACTTATCCCAGTAAACATCAGCCATGCCTTTTGTTTGGTATTGGTCAAGATTTCTTTTAACCCTAGTATCAATACCTTTAGATTCAAGAACTGAGTTAAGTTTGTTTACTATAACCCTCTCAAAAGCTGCACCTTTATTTCTACTGTTTACCATCAATCTAACTCATTTAAAATATATATTGCTGCCACTATGCTAATCAAACCACCTATAGCAACCAAACCAAATACTCCTGCAATAAAATATAAAATCCATTCAAGCATCGTAATCAGTCCTAACTACCTTGCCACTCATATAGGTTATTTCTCTATAATGCTTACCAGCACCTTTTTGAAAATAATATGTTTTGATTTGCTTATCTAGCTTTTCAGCCTCTAGTTCTTTTCTACGCTTCTCAACTGCTGCTTTATTTTGACCCATTGTTCTTATTCTCCTTATAAGAAACCATGCCCAATTTCAGTATTAACTGAGTAGCAGATTCAATGTTCATGTTATTTTTGATTGCGAATATCTTGACTTCCTTATGTAATTCTTCAGGAATCCAAAGTGCCTTTTTTGTTTTTTCGTCCATAATGACCCTCCACTTTTTATATTAATATTTATTTGATAATAAAGCTAGAACTTTATTACCTACTCTTCCAAAAACCCTTATACTAGGTTCAAGGGCAAAGGATAAACTCTCCATAAATCTAAATACTCTCATGTATCTTCTTGCCCTTACTCATAAAACCAAATCCACAACATTCGGACTATTGTAGATACTTATAGGTTTACCCTTTTGATATTCTTTATAATCATTAAGATACCTCTCCATCATCGTCCAGCCATAATCCATTTGTTCTTTTGTGATTCTAAAGACCTTAGATGCATAAGGATGTACTTTCTCTTGGGCTATAAATAAGAAATCAGTGACTTCATATCCTGCCATCTCAACTCCTCTTCTATAATAAGCAGCTTGCATATCATAGCCATACTTCTTAACTGAATAATTAAAAGCATGAGGTTCACATGATTGTGTAGTCTTGTAATCAATAATGACTATCTTGTTATCTGAATTAGGTTCATCTAAAGGTGGACACATAGCATCAGGTCTGCATTTACATAGCACGTCATCTTCATACCAGTAGATACTTGCTTCTGCTATCTTGCCATTTGCATTTAGATAAGCATTACCTTCATATATCATATTCTCTTTCATGCCATTGATAATCTCAGCTTCATCTTCTTTTAATACTATGAATCCTTGCTCTTCGTATTCAGCCTTCTCTTCTTTATATGCTTTAGTATAAGGAGAACCTGTAAGCACTCTGACTTCTTTATCAAATGCTTCTTGTCCTTCTACTAATAAAGAATGTGCTGCTGTTCCAAACTTAAGTGCTGGAGTAGATTCAGAAGTATAGTTGACTGCATGAAGTTGAGATTGACCAAACCTTCTAACATAACTACTACTGATTCCTACACTTGCATGATAGTCTTCATTAGGTAGGTCTTTATAAATAAGAGCCTGACCTTTTTGCTTAGATTCAAAGTTTTTAAGTGATTCTATTTTCATCTTGCAATTCCTAAGATGTATTTAATTTCATCTAATGAATCTCTGACTTTGTATTCATCACCATTGACTTCAACAATAACTTCACTGGTGAACTGGTCTTTATAGAAACCACTGATTGCTCTAGCAGGAATATTTAATTCACCACCACCCATTAAATTAAATGTTACGTTCATTTTCTATTGTTCCTGTCGTTCATTAAAAGTGCAGCACCATAAGATAGGTAAGCTACAGCAGCTACTAATATTAATAATTGATAGTCCATTATTTACTCTCCCTTTTATTTAATTTATGAATCTTATAAATGCTTTTCTGATACTCAAAATCAGATTGCATATCTTCCCAAATCTCATCTTTAATTTCTTGTTTAATATCAGCATCAACTTTAGTAACTAATTCAAACTCTGACTTCTTAGGAATCCACCATTGATGATTCAATGATTTGTATTCAGGAGATGGTTGACCTGAGTCTTTCCATCTCCATTGAATAACACCATGTTTGGTATTGCACATTAGGTTCATTATTTATTCTCCTTAGTTAATTTAACCTTATGCCCTTCTTTAATTAATCTTGCTCTCTTACTAGCCATGTAAAATAAGTCGCTAGTCTTGATAGCAACCACCCAGCCTAAGCTAGGTAGTTGAACTTGTAGTGTGTATCTAGTCATTATTTATCCCCTTCTAATTTACAAATCTCTTTCCAAATATAATCAACTTCATAATCTCTCTTAGCTGTAAGAGCATCTAGTTTTTTATTATATTTTTCGTGAGCTTCGTCATAAAGTTTCCAAAGTCTTTGTAACTCAGCAGTATTGCTCTTACTTCTTCCTAGTAGAAAATTAACTTTAGATTTAGTTTTTGCTTCTTGTGATGTTAGTTTGTTACCCCAAGCATCTTCTATATTGTTGTAGTTCATGTTATTTAACTCCTTATTTTTAATTAACATACCACCATTATACATAAATATATATAAATGTGTATAAAAATATTAATTTATTTTTAGGTGCTAAATTATAGGATTTAGAACAGGAACTGAGCTTAGATTGTCTAGTGTTTCTTTTAGAGAATCTAATTCCATAGATTCAGTGATAGCTTTCTTATCAAAAGTAAAATAGTTTTGTGATGAAGTATTTGCTTTGAACATGATTCTCTTTTGGTCATCATAAAAGAAAACAAAAGCCAAGATATCACAATGATAATTCTTATAGGTTTCTGATTGTGACCTTGAGTTCTCAGCAGCAAAGACAAATTTATTTTGTTTAGTAGCTCTTCTGCTTTTTACTTGTATAGTATACATACAGCGATTTAGTTCCATACATAAATCAGCAGGATGTTTTTCTTGGGTTGGGAAACAAAAGTCTGCATATTCAAGCAAGAATGTTTGTACTAGAGATTCGCCTAAAGCACCAAGTCTAGAATTATTTTGATGTTGGTCTGATGTTTTTCTTGGCACTTTGACACAAAGCTAGTTTTCTTGAATTCCTAGCTGCCCTATTTGGTGTTTGAACTGCATACTTACTTCTTAATACTTCTTCTGATGCTTCTAACCAACAACCCATCTCCATCAGAGCTCGTGTTTGTCTAAAATTCATAAACCCTGCTATACCCATTTGAAATGCCATATCAACACATACTTCTTGAGCAGGGACAGGGAAACTTCTCCATACTTCCCACATCTTATCTAAGTTATCTACGACTCTTTGAATGTCATTTTCTAAAAGATACATAGCTTCATCTTCTGATATGCCATTGGATTCTAAGTTCCTTCCTACGCCTATTGTTAATTTACCAGCACTACAATGATAAGGTTGACATACTAATCCTTCATTCTTAATTAGCATTTCTTTGATGTTGTCGTACATTATTTTCCTAATGGTTTATAGATAAAGAAGGCTGATAGTAAACCAGCACCAACTCCTGTTGCTAGAGCTTCAGTCCAAAATGCTCCAAAGTGAGTTGGATGTACTAATAAATCTGCTACAAACGTGCAGACACCTAAAATAATTGCTGGTGCATATTTATGTTGCATAAAACTTTGATACCAAGATTTCTTGGTTAGTGAGGCTAGAGTAGCTGCAATAATACCAGTAACATTAGCTTTCCAAAAATGGGTAAAGGTTAATGCTGACAAATCACCTTGAACCATCATTGGATAACAAACAGCAAATGCTTTTGCCCAGTTTTGATAAAATTCAGTATTCTTGATTTTATCTAGGATTTTCATTTTTTGGTTTTTTCGTATGTTCGTAATGTTGACATGCCAAGCATAGCCATAACGATTGTAGATAATTGGCTAAAGTCAAACTCAGGTGTTTCAAATTGAACTCCATTGACGATAAGAATGTATTGAATGATAGGTTCTAAAATAAAATGATAAGTGAGTGATAAACCGCAGCACCAACCGATAAAAGGACGCCAGCCTGAGACAAATATGTTATTGTGTTTTGCTTCAACTTTATTTACTTCTAATTGTGCTTTGTTTAACGAAATTATTTCTTTCTCAAGTTCATGAGATAGTTTTATTTTCAAATCTTTATCAGCAACAAATTTATCTAATATGTCACCGACAGGTTGGATTAGTTTATCTATCATAATTTAATAATCAAGGTGATAATGCCACTTAACAGTATTAATATCACTGCACCCAAACCGCCTTTAATAGACCAATCAATTTTGTTAAGTTTAGCATCAGTATTTGAATCTAATTCTTTTACTGATTCTTCTATCTTTTTTAGTCTATTCCAATTTTGAGTCCATCTTTCACCGCATTGGATTTCATGTTTTTCTAATGAAACATTTACATCTTGTGCGGTGACTCTAGGCATTATTCTTCCTCTACTACCTCAACTTCTTCAGCTTTAATAGCTCTATCAAATGATTCAATTACTAAGTTTTTGTATTCGTTAGTAATAACATAATCATCATAGTATTCTTGAAGTCTAGCTAGTTTTTTACCAGCAACATTTAACTTAGCAGCTAAAGCCATTTGCTCTTCGTTTAAATCAGAAGCTCTGTACTCTACGTTATTAAATGTAATTATTACTGGTTCTTGGTTTTCCATTTTATTTTCTTCTTTACTCATTTAACTCTCCTATAAGTTATTTAAAATTAAATTATATACTA